TGTGTGATGCCACGCGGATCTTCGACAACTGCGTCGATCTGGTCATCGTTCAAGAGACGGAACTCCTTGCCGTATATCTTGAACCGCGTACCCGAGTAGGTACGCACCAGTACGAAGTCACCCTTCTTGCACCACGGCCCCGACGGGAACTTGGTGGTGTCCTTGTACGCTTCCGGCCCCACTTCGACGACGAACAACACCGTAGTGGCGTGCTCCTCCATCTTCATGAAGCTGTCGGCTTTGACTATGCGCGAGTTCTCGAACGTGTCTGCCACGTCAGGAACCATGCATAGCAGTTTCCAACCCGTTGGCTTGGGCAGCTGCTTGCCCTTGTCCTCGTCGGATGCGCCTTCCGGCGGTGTATCGAACGGCTGGATAGGTTCCGGCACGTCGATGCCGGGTAGGGTGAGTTGTTCAGTCATCATCGGAACGGCGAGCCTTTTCTTGCAGGGACAGCAGGTGGGCCTCCGCGTACGCCAGTCCCTGAATGACGCCGCAAAGGTGTTTGTAATCCTCGAACGACCTGCAAGTGCCTGTTGCAAGGTCGTCCGCGTAGTTGTTCATGTCCGCACGGATGAGCTTCCTAAGCGCTTCTACAAACGAATCGTTCATTTCTTCTGGCCTTTGGAGTCAGACTGTTGTTTGGACTTCGCAATGTCGATGCCCATCTTAACACCCTCTCGCTCTTGTTCTGCAGCAAGCTTGGTGCGGTTGTCCTGAATCTGAGCGCCGAGCTTGGTCGCTTCCAACTGCAGCCGGCCAGATACTTCTTCACGCCGAAGGTCAAGTTCGTCCGCTTTGGCAGCTGCGTCGGCGGCGATCTTCTGCGCTTTGATCTGGAGATCCTGCGCCTTAAGCTGCAACTCCTGCATCTGCAGCTGCAGCACCGGGTCTTGCGCCGCCTGCTGAGCCTGCTGCTGGGCAGCGATGGCCATGCTGTTCTGCAGCACCTGCTGCGCAGCCTGTGCGAGCATCGGCGACAGCGCTTTGTCCACCTCCGGCGGCACGGGCTCCCCCGGCTCCGGCAGGGGCATGCCAAGGCGCTCCTCGATCTTGACGCGGTAGGCGAACCCAAGGTGTTCTGCGATGTGGGCGTGCAGCGCGCCGACGATCACCTGTGCTTGCGGGTTCTGGCCGAGCGTCTGGGCCATCAGCGGGTCGTTGAGCATCGCCATGTGCACCGACAGGTGGGCCTCATGGTCTTGGTGGATGAACGCCTTGGCGGGCTTGCCCTTGAGCACGTTCATGTTCTCGCTGACCGGATCGATAGGCTTCATGTCCTCGGGTAGAGGAACGAGCTTCTCGGCGTTCTTGATGCCCAGCACCTCCAGCATGCCCCGGTGAAGGTGCGGGAGGTCATAGATCTGCGGGGCCATCTGCGACAGCTGAATGGCCGACTGGTACTGCACCACGCGCTGCGCCAGCGTGGAGGCGTTGGGGTCGCTGACCGGGATGACATCGACCATGGCAAAGTCCTGCCTTCGCGCGCGCGGTCGGTCGGTCTCAGGCTCCGGCTCGTAGTCGTAGTCTTCCGAGGCGTAGTCCCGGATGATGTCCTTGATCAGGCCAAGCTCTTGCTTGAGCGAGTTGTGCACCCGCGACTGCACCGCCGTCATGACCTTCAGCTGGCGCTCCAGCAGGGCCAGCATGGTGCCCACCGGGGCCTGCGACGACATGTCCGACACCTTCATGTCGGCCGTTGACGCGAAGCGACGTGCCTCCTCCACGATCTGGTTGAGGAGGTTGAACAGGGTGGCGCTGGGCTCCTTGTACGGCAGGGGCAGGATGTTGTCGCGCAGCACGCCCGAGGCTACGTCGGCGTCGCGGAACTCCCCCGGTGCGATGGGCGAGTCGTCACCCTTGATGCGCAGCCCTCGGCTCTTCAGACCCCCCGGCAGATTGGCCAGCGTGCCGGCATCGACCAGTTGGCGCAGGATCGACGTGGAGCCGCGCGCGAAGTTGCCAATGAGATGGAACAGCCCGAAGCCGTAGGGCCCGTAGCCGGGGATGTAGTTGTACTGAACGAAATGCTGCCGGCGCAGCTTGAGCTTGTCGTTTTGCCGCCAGTTGCGCCGAATCGACAGGCAGATGTCCGACCCACGCAGGATCGTCACCACATACGGCAGCGCGATGCCAGTGGGCTCGCCATCCTCGTCCTTGTCTTCAAATCCGGGGATGTCGAGTTCAACGCACGACTCGTACAACATGAACCGACCGTCGTTCATGTCCCTGAACCCGGTCTCCTCATCCTTGGCCTTCTGAATCTCGCTATACATCCTGTCGGGATCACCCACATCAACCGTGGTGTAGAACCCGCTGTTCTGCAGCTTGACGAGGTCGTTCTTGGTCTTGGGCAGCTGGTGCGTGACGCGGTGCGACGTATAGGCGTCCGAGACGCCGTAGGGCAGGATGATGTCCTCAGCCGGCACGAAGACCGATGTCTGACGTCCAAAGCTGGGATCGTAGTAGACCTTCTTGAAGCCGCACCCCGTCCCCGGCAGGTTCCACAGCAGCTTCTCGTGGTCGGGCCGGAACTCGGGCATCCGCTCGGTCAGCTGGTAGTTCATCTCCGCCGTCACGCGCGCAGCGGCGTCCTTCTTCTCGGGCGTCTCTTTGCCCACAATCTTCGACTTCACCGGCCCGGCGGCAGGGAACGTCTCCGTGATCGTCTCCGACTGAAAGCGCACGACCGCTTCGGTGATGACAGGGTGCGTGATGCCGCATGCGCCCGTCCACGGCTCGGTACGCTCCTCGTACTTGAGCCCCAGCAGCTGGATGCCGTCGATGTAAGTACGCTCCCAGTCCTTGCGCGCCTGCAGATCGTTGTCGATCTCTGACATCAACTCGCTGACCATCGACTGCACATACGACGGGTCAAGGTGCTCTACCAAGTTGGCGCTGAACGGGATGTCGCCTTCCTCGTCCTCCTTGCCAATCGTGACCTCCAAGCCATCTGCGCGGATGTTGACCTCCTCCGGGTCAACGATCTCGATTTCAATCTCCTCGGGCGCAATGTCTGCGGCCAGCGCTTCGATGCCGGCAGGGGCTTGGTACAGGCTCTTGTCCATGATGTCCTCAGTAGTAAGCTGACCGGCGCGTGCGGCGCGTCCAGTTCGGTTCGTCCTTGGCGTCATCCGACAGTGCGATGAAGCCGCCGTTTCGGTAGCGATTGAGTGCCATCACGACGCAGTCTACACGGTCGTCGTGCTCGCCGTTGGGAAACTCGGCACACTCATTGATCACTTCGTGCGCCCACAGCCTGTCAGGTGCCCAGACGATGCCATCGTGTAGTATCGGCGCAACAGCGTGCACACGCGCCCGCTTGTCGTTGGAGACCAGCCGCGTGCCGCGCGAGGGGCTGAACTCCTCGATGGCGATGTCCATCTGCCGCAGTTCTTGGATCAAGGGCGCGCCTGCCGCCTTCTTCTCGATCAGCACGCACTCAGGCGACCAGTCCTTGTAGGCTTCGAGCGCCTTGGCTTTCAGCTGGGGAAACTCCCACCGACCCCGGCACGCGTCGAGCAGGATCAGTTCCTGCCGCCCCGTCTCTTCGTTGAACCACACGCCCCACGTCGTGCAGGCGCTGTAGTCGTTCATGCTCTTGGTGTCGTGCGCGGTGTCCCATGTCTGGAGCACCCATTCAACAAGTGGCGGCGTTTCCTTGGGCCAGATGCGCCAACTCTCGCGCTTGAGCAGCGCCCCCTCTTCGGAGGTGGGCTCCTGCATGTATTGCGCCGCCCAGTAGTGCGGCTGCATGCCGGCCTTCTTGGCCAGCAACTGCTCCACCGGCCACTGCTCAGGCCACAGCGAGCGCCCTGACGGCAGCACCGCAGGAAATCGCACCTCATGCCACGGCTCGGCCTCGGGGTTGTCGTCGGCCCACCGTAGCGCGCGCCCGATAGGGTCACGCTTGCCCCAGCGCGTGCCGATCATGATGATGCGGCCTCCGGGCATCAAACGCTGCAGGGGGCCCACCTGCATGTAGTTCCACGCCACGTCGAATGCGTGGTCAGGGTTTGCCAGCACGGCTTGCTCAGAGACCAAGTCGTCTGCGATCAGCAGATGCGCGCCATGGCCCGCCACGTTGCCGCCGATACCCAACCCGAGGTACTTGCCGTCTTTGCTTGTCGTCCAGCTGTCAGCTGCCGACTTGTCCGCCGACACGATAGTGTCTGGGAATATCTCCTTGTACTCCTGCTTGCCTATGAGGTTTCGCACCTTACGGCCAAAGTCTGCCGACAGGGCAGACGTGTGCGTCACCATCATCACATGGTGATGTGGGAAGTGCCCCAGATACCATGCCACGAACAGGTAGGCAATGGTTTCCGACTTGCCAAAGCGCGGGGGCATGGAAACGGTCAGCCGGCGCTCAGAGCCGTCTCGGACCTTGTGCAGTATGGGCTTGAGGAAGCGGTGGTGGGGCCCTTCCTTCCAGTCAGTGTAGACGTGCCGACAGAAGGCCAGAAAGTCTTCGCGGCACTCGCGCAGCCGGCGCTTGCGCTCAAGCTCGTCGAGGCTCTCCAGCACCGCCTGCTTCTCGGCAAGCGGCATCTTGTCCAGATTGGCCAGCAGCGCCTGCACTTCCTGCGCTGACAGGCTCTCAAGCATTGCTGCGCTCCGCGACGACGCTGATCTCGGCGTCCAGATCGACCACTTGGGCTGTCTCAGCGGGGCTGTGTGTGAGCGCCGGAGGTGCTGACTCGATCATGGTGTGTGTCACGTCGATGGCGTAGCGGCTCAGACGCTCGCGCAGGCGCGCCTCGATCTCAGCTTCCGTGGCGTCCTTCTTGGTGACTTCGATCCGCTCCGTGAACAGGCCCACTTCGGTCACATTGCCTAGCATCTGAAGCGCCCGGAGCCGAATTCTGGCGTCGGGATGCGTGGTTTCCTCCAGAATCTTGGCCACTGTGTAGCTACGAAGCTCCTTTGCCTGCTCTACGAACTCCCACTGATACTCATTGATCATGGAGTGCAGCTGATGCACACCCATAGGTGTGCGCACAGCCAGCACTTTGCTCTTTTTGTTCGCTTCGTCCTGCTTTTCGCCCGCTTTAGTCAGCTTTTTGGTCGGTTCAGGGATAGAATCGAGCCCTGCAAGGGCTGCAAATGCTTCGCATGCCGCCTGTGTCTGCCGTTTTGCGTCCACTTCTACGTCAGATGGCACCCCCAACTCGTCCAACCATTGTGCCGTGCTCAGTTGAGCGCCGAGAAGGTCTGTTGTCGAGACGTTTTCCACGTCGCGGGCGTCGCCTATGACCTCCGGCTCGGGCTCGAATCGCATGAGATTTTCAAACATGGGGCTCGCTCAAGGCTGTTGCGTGCTGTAGCGCCGTACTGTACACTTGGAACGGGCGTTGGTGCAACGCCGATTGTCTCCTCTCCTGTGGGTTGCCCCCGATGCGCGCTGCGCTCGGGGGCTTTTTTACGCCCAAAAGCCGGCATTTGACTTTGGACAAAACGTGGGGTGAAATTTTTATAGGGGGTGGGGGTGTTGTGTATTGAGCTTGAGGGGCGATGAAGCGCTGGTGAAGCTGACGGCTTGACTTTTGACAAAAGATAGTAGCAAATTTTACAAAACGGGGGAGCGGTTGTGCGAAACACTGTCTGCGCCACGCCGCCACGCCACGCAGCACACGGGGCCCTCCCCGGTGGGTGGGGTCCAAACGTGGACGGAATTTAGGGCAAAACAGGCATGTGGTACAATGTTTACGTCGGCAGAGCAAGCCGACAT